ATGGGGATTCCCATATCGGAGTTAATTCAATCATTTAAAGGCGGAAGAGCAGAGAATCAAGGGACCTGGGTTCATCCAGACATCGCAATTAACTTAGCGCAGTGGCTATCTCCAAAATTTGCAGTGCAAGTTTCAAGATGGGTACGTGAGTGGATGTCAGGCGAAAGAGCTCCTGCCGAACTTCCTATTCATCTTAAGCGGTATATGACAAACCGAGGCAGGGTTCCTCATACGCACTTTTCTATGCTTAATGAACTGACGTTTAACTTGGTTGCGCCACTTGAGCAGGCCGGATATACGCTGCCAGAAAAAATGGTCCCTGATATTTCAGAAGGTAGGGTTTTCTCGCAATGGCTCCGTGACAACCGGGGAATTGAGCCGAAGACATTCCCAACATATAACCATGAGTATCCAGATGGCCGGACTTTCCCGGTACGTCTATACCCAAACGAATATCTTGCAGATTTCAAACAACACTTCAATGAAGTGTGGCTGCCTCAGTACGCTCCTAAATATTTTGCTGAACGAGACCAAAGGGCTTTGACGCTGATTGAGAAAATCATGCTGCCTGATCTTGATTCCTAAATGCCACAACCCGGCCACCGCGCCGGGTTTTTTATTGCCCACCCATAAAGCTATCCCCCATTCTGCCGATAACTATCCAGCCTGAAGCTGATAACAATAACTATCGCAACACTACCTGCCCGCCCGTGCGGGCTTTTTTATTGCCCTTTCCGCACTATCTCCGCCGCATCCCTGTTCACGCCCTTCCCTATCACGTTTCCTGTTTCCTTCCGGTACTGCTCCAGCTTGTCGATGATGTTTTGCTGGGTCATGGGTAAATCAGCCAGTGACAATTCCATCACCGCCCGCCCCATCGCCTGAATTTTCATGCTTATACGCTCTTCATCCAGAACCATGCACATCCCTCCTGCTGTTTTTGTGAGCATAGCACTCATGATTTACAAAAATAAATTCATTTAGTTATCATTAATTTATAACTTATGTGATTGATATTATAAATTAGGTTATTGCCACCACTCATAACTAAGGTTATCTTTAATCCATCGAAACGAAACATCGACAGCTGAGCGAAGTTAGCCAGCGGCGAAGTGGAGATTCGGTCAGTCGAACGGCGCGACAGTAAACCATGCGTCGGACGCCCGGCGGGCTCAGGGAGAGCGGCAATGGTGCGTAACTGGAATGTTTTGGGGTGTGGTGAAACAGGTCATAGATCCGCAGGCACTGAAAAGTTATTGGGACTGGCAGCGCTGCCGCTTGATGGCTTGTTGGTGGTGCTGTGATTGATCAACACAGCGAAAAGACCAGCGGAACTTGGGGTTCGATTCCTCATTCACCACACCGACCAAAGCATTTCTCCCGCATCAGCGGGTAACGACAGAGGGTAAGGCGATGAGAAACACAACAGATAAATATGCTGCCGAGTGCAGTGAAGATTACAGGCAGTATCGCAAAAAATGTCGAGCATCAGTGCGTGGTGATGGGTTTCATGACCTTTGGGTAAAGCTGGCATGGATGTGCCGACGCAACGCACGAGAATGGATTAACAGAGCCGCCTAACCAGCGGCTTTTTTCATACCTGGGGTCATTTACGAGTGGCTCAAGTTATGACAACCGGCGGCCATCCACCGCCCATTGAAACACTGAATAAATGCGTTGAAGTCTTGTATTAACCGTTCCGTTCGCCGCGATAAGGCCAAGAGGAAATCATGGTAAACCAGCAGCAGATCAGAGAGGCCCAACGGCTCGCGTCGTTCGCGGTACTCCATCGCAATGCTCCGGCGTGGGAAGAAGCAAAGCGTCTTTACGCCGTCGCCATCGGGAGGACTCTTCACTGATGGAAACTTTATTCGCGCTCGTCCTGACCGTGGCAATGACCAACGGTGATTATCAGGATGTCATTCTCGGCGTATACGACAGCCCGCAGGAATGCAGCCAGGCAGCTTCAGAGCAGAAAGTGTCAGCTGAGTGCTGGCCGGTAGAAAGCATCCTCCGCAACGGCGAGTTCCCGGCGAAATCCATCGCGCAGCAGTAACCACCCTATTCAACCGATCGGCCTGGCTTTCTGCGGGCGGCATCTGCACATCCAAATTTCAGGAGAAACCATGAGCGAAGTAACGGATTTAGTCGTCATTGAGAAACAGAACGCAATGGCGGTATTCACCACCAAAGAGCAGCTCGACCCGATTATTGAGGCGATCGAGAAAGAAGCTCGCAGCCTGGTGCCGGATGTGTCGACCCGTAAAGGCCGCGACGCTATCGCATCCATGGCGCACAAGGTTGCCCGTTCAAAAACCTATATCGATAACGCCGGTAAGGATCTGGTTGCCGAGCTTAAAGCCCTGCCGAAGCAGATAGACGAAAGCCGCCGCATTGTGCGTGAGCGCCTGGAAGCGCTGAAAGATGAAGTGCGCCGCCCACTCACCGAATGGGAAGCCGAGCAGGAGCGCATTAAGGCTGAAGAAGCCATGAACGCGCTGCACGCCGAAGCGCTGGAAATGAACGAAGAATTCGACCGCCAGCGTGCCGAGAAAATCGAAGCAGATCACGAAATGGCTCTGCTGATGAATGACGCTTTCGACCGTGACCGCGAAGAGAAGCGCCGCCAGGAAGAACAGGCTCAGCGTGATCACGAAGAACGCATTAAGCGCGAAGCGGCAGAACAAGCGCGTCGCGATGCCGAGGCGAATCACAGGGCTGAACTGGAAGCTGCAGAACGCCGTAAAGCTGAAGAGAAAGCGCGTGCAGAGCTGGCGGAGCGCCATCGCATCGAAACTGAGCAGCGTGCGGCACGTGAGAAGCAGGAAGCGGAAGCGCGTGCACGACGCGAAAAGGAAGAAGCCGTTGCCGCCGAGCGACGCCGCCTGGAAGAGGCAGAAGCCGCCCGCCTGGCCGAAGAGCAGCGCAAAGCTGAAGAAGAAGCCCGCCGCGCCGCAGACAAAGAGCACCGCCGCACCATCAACCGTCGCGTCATCGCCGACCTTATAGCGCAGGGCATCCCCGAAGAATTCGCGCAGAAAGCACTGCTGGCGATCGCTGGCGGCAAGGTGCAGGACGCGCACATCAAATATTGAGGTGATTCATGAATATCACATGCGAGTGCGTGGACATGCGCACATCTGTCGGCCCCCACAACACCATCAAAGTTGAGATGGAAGGCGTTGTGCTGGCCGGCACCGTTAAAACCCGTGACGTACTACCCCAGCTCGACGGCGCAGAAGTCATCGAATGGCTGGCTGAACAGGGATATGTCATCACTCATCAGGAGCGTGCAGCATGACGGCAGCAGAACGGTGGGATGAAGAGTCGTTCCTTCGCCTTATGCGCGACGTGATACCAGAAAAGCCAGAAACCGACGACGAGCCAGTCAACCTGGCCGCCGAGCGGCAGAATCCGGTCATTAGCTGGGATGAATTTGCGGGGAATTACACATGAACCTTGATGAATTAGATGCGCCATTTGCCAGCGAGGATATTGAGTGGCGTATTCAGCAGGCGGGAAAAAACAATAACGGCATCTGGGCAAAGGTGCTGGCCTACGTAACTAACCGCGCAATCATGAAGCGGCTGGATGAAGTATGCGGCAAAGCTGGCTGGCGTAACGAATACCGCGATATTCCGAACAATGGCGGCGTTGAATGCGGTATTTCCATCAAAGTTGAAGGCGAGTGGATCACCAAGTGGGACGCCGCAGAAAACACACAGGTTGAAGCTGTGAAAGGTGGTCGCTCTGGTGCCATGAAGCGCGCCGCCGTGCAATGGGGGATCGGTCGTTACCTCTACAACCTGGAGGAAGGGTTCGCAGTGGTTTCAGCTACGCGCGCGCCCGGGTTCCAGTACGCCAAATCAAAAGAGGTTGGCGTTTTCTATTGGAAGGCGCCTGCTCTACCGGGATGGGCACTGCCATCAGGAACACCAGCCGAGCAGGGCCAGCAAACTCATGATGACACCTATCAGGGTGAACAGGTACCGCAGTCAGTGGATGCGGACAAAATCCTCGCCGAATTCTCTGAATACGCCAGCTCGGAAAATGATAGCGATCGGCTTAAGCATCGCTATGAAGACACATGGAAATTGCTGAACGGCTTTGCTGAGCACCAGAGCAAATGCAAAGACGTTACTGGCATTCGACTCAAAGAACTTAAACAGGCGGCGTAAATGGCTAGCAAAGGCGTAAACAAAGTGATCCTCGTCGGTAACCTCGGGCAAGACCCCGAGGTCCGTTATCTTCCGTCCGGCGGCGCAGTGTGTAGCGTGACACTGGCAACTTCGGAGTCCTGGCGAGATAAAGCCACCGGCGAGTTTAAAGAGCAAACGGAATGGCATCGCGTTGTTCTGTTCGGAAAGTTGGCTGAGGTGGCCGGAGAATACCTGCGCAAAGGCTCTCAGGTTTATATCGAAGGCCAGCTGCGCACCCGCAAATGGACAGATCAGGCTGGCGTCGAGAAGTACACCACGGAGGTGGTGGTAAACGTCGGCGGAACAATGCAGATGCTTGGTGGCCGTCAGGGCGGTGGAGCGGCACCAGCAGGTGGCAGCCAAGCGCAGGGCGGAAATCAATTCAGCGGCGGCGCACGGTCTCGCGCACAGCAGCAGTCGGAACCTGCCCCATCTAACGAACCGCCAATGGACTTCGACGACGATATACCCTTTTGAATCATCTCCCGGTCAGGAGAAACCAATGAACAAATTTACCCCCGAATATCGAAAATATCTTCTCCGGCCAATCCCTGACCGGAAACTTAGCCCGCAAGAACGCGCCGATCGCAAAGAGCTTTACCAGATCATCCGTGAGGAGCGTGAGAACGGTACATCACCGGCAAAACCATCGACTTACAGGCCATGTGATCCATATCTGAATGATAACCGCAAAGGTCTTGGCGGTGCTTCAAGGAGTGACTAATGACTCACGCTCACGACGACATCATGGTTGGCACACTGTGCCTTCCCTTCATTGGTAACGGCTGGCTAATGCCATGGGGTGAAGTGGTCAGCAATCCATTAAAGGCGCAGCGGCTCGCTGAGGAATACCGGGAAAGGCAGGAGGCGGCATGAAATATGGAAGCGTGTGCAGCGGCATCGAAGCTGCCAGCAAAGCATGGGAACCTCTCGGCTGGAAACCTGCCTGGTTCTCTGAAATCGAACCCTTCCCTTCAGCAGTTCTCGCCCATCACTGGCCGGAAGTAACAAACCTCGGCGACATGACCAAAATCGCGGACGCGGTGCGCGCTGGTGATATCGAAGCGCCTGATGTTCTGGTCGGCGGTACGCCTTGTCAGGCATTCAGCATCGCCGGCTTACGTGAAGGCCTGTCTGACGACCGAGGCCAGTTAACCCTCTCTTACGTGGAATTAGCCAATGCAATCGACGCAAAGCGCCGCGAACGCGGTGAGCCAGAAGCAATCATCGTCTGGGAAAACGTCCCCGGCGTGCTCAGCAGCAGAGACAATGCCTTCGGGTGCTTTCTGGCAGGACTTGCCGGAGAAAGCAGTGAATTGCAGCCAGCAGGGGGAAAATGGACGCACGCAGGTTGTGTGTCTGGACCAGAAAGGGTTATCGCCTGGAGAGTCCTTGATGCTCAATTTTTCGGAGTGGCCCAACGACGCCGCCGTGTGTTCGTTGTCGCAAGTGCTCGAAAAGGATTCGATCCCGCAGCGGTACTTTTTGAGCTCGACAGCGTGCGCCGGGATTCTGCGCCGCGCCGAGAATCGCAACCGGAAATTGCCAGAAATGCTGGAGAGCGCACTAAAGTCGGTAGTCACTGGGATAACCCAGCAAACCCTCACCCAACCCTAAATCAGTCCAACAATATTGGCGGAATCGGCGCCAGTAATCAGGAATTGTTCAGCCAGCGCGGTTCAGGGCTCGTATCAGATTCTTACTCTGATGTTTCCCGAACTCTTCTTGCAAAAGAAAACGACAGCACTGCCGAGGATTTGGAAACTTATGTTGTTCATGGAACTCAAGATCCTGATACCAACATCAACCTCGCACATACACTTGGAAGAAATAACGGCCAGGAAAAAGCAGTTGCTTATGGAATACCTGGAAATTGGATAGGACGCGCGCCAGAAAATGGCGGAAACGCAACTGAGCCTATGCACGATGTATCACCATGCCTCACTGTCGCCGACCGGCATGGAGTCGCAATGAGTATGTCAGTTCGCCGCCTAACACCGATTGAGTGCGAGCGCCTTCAAGGCTTTCCTGACAATCATACTCTGATTAACTGGCGTGGGAGGGATGCTGATGAATGCCCGGATGGCCCGCGCTACAAAGCGATCGGAAACAGCATGGCGGTGCCGGTTATGCGCTGGATTGGTGAGCGTATCGCCGCGGCGCTGCCAGCAGAGAAGTTGAATGGTGATTATGGCGGAAGTAAAACACCGCTCGACCAGCGTGACCTCTGGCGTACTCCACCAGCCCTATTTGCTTCCCTTGATGCTGAGTTTTGCTTTCAACTTGATGCCGCCGCGGCGCCGCATAATGCGCTGTGCCGGAAGTTCATCACAGCCGAGCAGAACACGCTGGAAACGCCATGGTCTGATTACCTGAGCATTCCTGGCTACGTCTGGCTTAACCCGCCATACAGCAACATTACGCCGTTCGTTAAGAAGGCCGCCGCCGAGAGTGACAATCAGATCGGCACTGTCATGCTGGTTCCGGCAGACACTTCGGTTGGCTGGTTCAAGGAAGCTATCCAGACCGCCAGCGAGGTTCGCTTCATCACCGCCGGGCGGCTGGCATTTATAAACCCAGTCACCGGTAAGCCAGTCAGCGGAAATAATAAAGGCAGTATGCTCATCATCTGGCGACCGTACCCGCGCACACACTGCCACTTCGCAACTGTGGACCGGGACGAGCTGATGGCTTTCGGGGCGAAACTTCTCGCCCGCCGGGAGGCCGCATGACGCCAGAAACAGACAACGCCATTCGCGCAGCCTGCCGCCGATGCACCGAGGAAATCCAGCAGGCCATGCGCAAGAAGCCTAAGCCAAACTGGAACGAAACGGTGCCTCCCATCATCAACAAGCATCACAAGAAAATTGAAGCTCTGGGGGTTAGCCTCCTGGAGTTCGTCGTCAAAACTGGCCGCCTTAACGGGCGGTTTGGAGCTGAACAATGAATACGAAAACAGAAAAAATCGTGATGATGGACAGCGATGAAGCGGCCAGCATCCAGAGCGTAACTGGTTGGGTAGACCGTCAAGGTCGTTTCTGGGGCGGTGACGAGCACCAAGCGCGTTGGTGCGGTGCCACTCATCGTAAGTGCAAGAACAAACCTGAAGAACATCCTATTCATAGCACTCATGGTTATTGCGAAGAATGCCACCGCGAAAGCCGCCAGGCGAAGTTCGCCACCTTTGAGCGCGCGGTATGGGCCGGAGAGCCGCTCGTTATCTTTGATGATGACCAGTACTTTTTCGACGCTGAATCGCTGGCTGACTATTGCTATGAGCACTCTTTGCTGCCGAGCGAGTTGCAGTTAATGATCTGCAAGCCTAATCATCCTCGTGAACTGGACATTACTGATTACTGTGAAGAAATCATTCCTGATGGAGGGGATTACTACGATATCCCTGAAGAAATTAGGAATGCAGTTGAGGCCCTCAACAAAGCTTTCAAGGAAAGCGCGCCTATCTCATGGAGTAGTAGCGATCTCGTCGCAATTGTCTCAGACGACATGCTCACCGACGAGCAGAAGGCCGAAATAATGGCGGAGCGCGCCGCATGAACAGAGCCTCCCCCGTTGATTTGAGAAAAAGCCTCGAAATAGCCAATCACCTAGCCCACATCGGGATTCGCTTTGTGCCGATCCCGGTGGCGACAGAGGAAGAATTCCAGACGCTGGCCGCCGAGCTATCGCGACGGCTTGAGCAGATGGCAGTCGAAGCCGAGAAGAATGAAGGCGGTGCAGCATGAGCAAAATATTATCAACGGCAATTAGCCTGGCCATTATTGGATGTCTTCTTTTCGGTAACGAGCAGGCGCAGCAGTTTGCCTATTACTCGTACCTGGTGATTACCGTTTTGGGATGGATTGCTGTTTTATGCGGATGCATGACCTATGAGTTCGTGCGTGAGGAAATGAAATATTTGTGGTTAAGCATTCCTCTATCCGTAATGACAATCTATGCCCTCATCGTCACCGACCATACGGCTTTAGCGGCCTCCGCTCTCGTCTTCGCTCTGTTTTTTGCTGGGGCTGCGAAAAACAAACCCAAACGAAACCCACTATGAAAAAGCAAATCACCGGGTCGCTAAAGCGGCCTTTTTTATTGCTGGCGTTCACCTTCAACCGTATTAACCGACAGTTCCGGGAGTGAAGTGGCACACTGAATTTGGCCACCTGAACAGAGGTGATATGCTCACCTCAGAACAACACAGGTGCTCCAATGAAAAAAAGAAATTTCAGCGCAGAGTTTAAACGCGAATCCGCTCAACTGGTTGTTGACCAGAACTACACGGTGGCAGATGCCGCCAAAGCTATGGATGTTGGCCTTTCCACAATGACAAGATGGGTCAAACAACTGCGTGATGAGCGTCAGGGCAAAACACCAAAAGCCTCTCCGATAACACCAGAACAAATCGAAATACGTGAGCTGAGGAAAAAGCTACAACGCATTGAAATGGAGAATGAAATATTAAAAAAGGCTACCGCGCTCTTGATGTCAGACTCCCTGAACAGTTCTCGATAATCGGGAAACTCAGAGCGCATTATCCTGTGGTCACACTCTGCCATGTGTTCGGGGTTCATCGCAGCAGCTACAGATACTGGAAAAACCGTCCTGAAAAACCAGACGGCAGACGGGCTGTATTACGCAGTCAGGTACTTGAGCTACATGGCATCAGCCACGGTTCGGCCGGAGCAAGAAGCATCGCCACAATGGCAACCCGGAGAGGCTACCAGATGGGACGCTGGCTTGCTGGCAGGCTCATGAAAGAGCTGGGGCTGGTCAGCTGTCAGCAGCCGACTCACCGGTATAAACGTGGTGGTCATGAACATGTTGCTATCCCTAACTACCTTGAACGGCAGTTCGCCGTGACCGAGCCAAATCAGGTGTGGTGCGGTGATGTGACCTATATCTGGACGGGTAAGCGCTGGGCGTACCTCGCCGTTGTTCTCGACCTGTTCGCAAGAAAACCAGTGGGCTGGGCCATGTCGTTCTCGCCGGACAGCAGGCTCACCATGAAAGCGCTGGAAATGGCATGGGAAACCCGTGGTAAGCCCGGCGGGGTGATGTTCCACAGCGATCAGGGCAGTCATTATACGAGCAGGCAGTTCCGGCAGTTATTGTGGCGATACCAGATCAGGCAGAGTATGAGCCGGCGCGGAAATTGCTGGGATAACAGCCCAATGGAACGCTTCTTCAGAAGTCTGAAGAACGAATGGATACCGGTGGTGGGTTACGTAAGCTTCAGCGAGGCAGCTCACGCCATAACGGATTATATCGTTGGATATTACAGCGCACTAAGACCGCACGAATATAACGGTGGGTTACCCCCAAACGAATCGGAAAATCGATACTGGAAAAACTCTAACTCGGTGGCCAGTTTTTGTTGACCACTTCACAGGGCGGGTAATGGTGAGAAGCTGCCACATGAACAAGCACCGCGTTGACATACTGATACTTGCTGTACGCATTGTTTGCATTAACTGTGGAAGCTGATCCGGACGGATACTCGGCATATTTTTCTTTTGCGGTTTCTCGAACGCTTTTCCGATATTTACACTGGGAACTGCATCAATCAGGCCTGTGTTCTGCGCATAAATCATGACTTCGTTAATACGCTGACAAAGGCGGCGAACAGTCTCTAATGCACCTCTGGCCTGAACCGGCTGAACAGCTTTAACCAGAGTATGAGCCTTAATCTCAGTGACACTGATATCACCGATTGCTGGGAAAACATCTCTCTCAAGCGAGCGCCAGATATCGTCGGCATAGTCCTCTGTTACGCTGGTTTTCTTCACATTCCACCAACGCTCGGCAACTAACAGGAAAGTGTTGGTTTTAGCCTCTTGAGAACTTCTTACCTGTTCTTTCTGATGTTCCTGAGGATCGATGTCTTTCGCCAACAAAACTCGAGATTCAGCTCTGAGTTTACGCGCATCAGAAAGGGAGACAGCAGGGTAGGCACCGAAGCTCTGTTTGGTTCGCTGTTTTGTCAGCGGTCGATAGTAACGGAACTGCCAGAGCTTACTACCACTGGACTTGATTAATAGAGTAAGCCCGTCACCATCATACAGCTGGTAATCGGCATCTTTAGGTTTGGCGGCTTTGATTTCCGTATCGGTTAACGGCTTGGTTTTTCTTGCCAT